ATTTGTATCCAGGCCATTGCTTTTCGCCTGATAAGGCTTTCTCGTACGCAAAGTCGTAAACACCTTTAATCCACTTTGTGATTAAGTCCTTCATCCCTAGGATGTCAGACACTTCACGGTCAGTGAGTAATTGATTGAGCTTGCCTCCATTCTTATAGAATGTATCAAGGCAAGTATCTGCTAATGCCCGGCAGGTGTGCCGTGCTTTACAGAAGTTACAGTAATCGCAAGGTATACATTCGCCAATACCGTCCCAGGCACGTTGTGCGATTGGTTTGATATCTTCGCCCCAATCAAGAAGTTCTTCAAGTGACATTTCGTCGGTAGACACACTATCAAGTCTTGGTTGAACGATCGTCATACGAACTGTTTTAATGTCATATAAGTACTCGTTTACATCGTAAGCACCTAATGCGTAGAGTCGCATTTGTGTGTTTTCTACGGCACTAACAGGAACGCCTTTACCATACTTCAGGTCAATCACTTCCAGGATGCCATCAGCTACGATTACCATATCGCCGGTACCAAACCCCTCCGGTACCCAACGTGAGAAGTCGAGCCGTGCCTCAATCATGGCTTCCGCATCAGAGGAACGAGCACGCGCCTCATTTACCTTTTCTTCGCAAATGTCGACATACCGATTAACTGCTTCTACCATTTCAGTAGAGTAGTCATCTAGCTTAGGGGCTTTTTTGCCTTCAAGCTTATGCCGTAGGATTGCTTCTGCCAGGTCATGTGCTACAGTACCTTCCGCAGCATACGGAGATTGCTCATCGGGGAACATCGCTTCCAGTCTTGCAGAAGGAGTACATACTAGCCACCTGGCACTACTTGAAGCGCCAAGTAAGGCGTGTTTCTTAGCCACGGCTATTCACCCATTCCATTATTTGAATACGTTGTTCATCGGTAGCAGATGTTACCTTTTCGGCGCCGATGCTATCTAAGAAGGCCTTAAATTCGCCTTTAGCTTTCGTTTTATCAGTAGCTTTTGCCATTACGTCTTTCACTGCTTCACGAGTTGCTTCAAGGCTTGGTACTGCTTTTTCAGGTTCCACTGTAGGCGCTTGTTCTTCTTTAACAGGTTCGGCTTTAGGAGCAGGTGCTTCTTCTTTAACCGGCTCAGCTTTAGGAGTTTCCTTATTAGCAGGCTTAACATCATTAGTTGTCCAGTTTTCTACTTCTTTAACAGGCGTACCTACAATAGATTGATATAGGTCTTTCACTTCTTGTTCTAACTCAACTGCTTTATCTACTGTGATTTTTAACTCGATCATTGTTCTGTTTCCTTTCGGCTTAACGATGTGATACACTTTATTTGCATTTTTTTTGATACTATTCATATGAACCCTCAGTTTGGGACTTCAAGGTTTCATACTCAGTAAGTAGTGCTGAGAATTCTGGGTTATCTTTTGCAAGTAACCGATACATGGTCATACGTTCCGCGTTCTTGGCATTTTGCTCAAGTTTCTTTTCGATGTCCTCCAATTTAGCTCGATCGCTTTCGCGTTTATCGCATTTAGAAGTATCGATAACTGCAATGACCTGTTTAATGACGTTCCCTTTAAAGCCGTACTTCCGAACAGTATCAAGGTCTTTTGCCTTTTTCAAAACACGAGCAACGCCTAAGCCGTTTCTTGATTTAACTACAACCCAAGCGCCAACTTCAATACTATCGATTGGAACATTGGTATCTGATTCGTAATATCTAAACCAAAATTCATCTGGGCTATGTACAGGTGTGTTATTTTGCCAGTAATAATCACTGGTATCGTAAGTAACTAATAAGAATTCCATAAGGTGTCCTTTCTGTGATATACTTTAAGTGGATATTTTTCTATGTGCCCTTTACGCATTGCCGTGCGTGAGGGCATTTTTTTTGTGTGCCTAATTGCTCGCATTCATCAGGAATGCAATAATCCTTATTTGGGCACGTTGTACAATCTCGCAATTTAATCACCACCCTTCAGTGCACTTAAATCTAATGTCGCCTCCCTGTCAGTGTTTTGCCACTCGTAAAAGTCAATTCCTGACAATTTTAAAGTATCAGCAGCTGCTTTACCCCCAGGGGCGGCATCGATAACACGACGCGCTGATTTATAAGCGTTCTCTAACTTTTCAAGTTTTTCATCATACGGTTTTGCAACTGTATAGAGCAATTTAATCTCATCTTTTGGGCTATCAATATTCTTCGTCCACAAATTGTTTATCGTACGGGCTAACATCACATCACAAGAGTCAAGGCTTCTTCTGAATGTCGAGCCGTATCCAGCTTTTTCTAACGCACTTGCAACCGATTCCGCAGAGGCCATTATGTTTTTAAAATCTATAAATAGATGGCTTGATTCTATGGCGCTTCGCAGCGCTTCTTCTCGTGCATTTTTCAAAGGTTCATACCTTTTCAAATATTCACTACGGACAAAGTCGCGAACTGCTGCTTTTGTAATGTTTGGCATAATATTCTCCTTATACACATTTAAGAATCATACGAATTTCTTGACCTACTAGAAGCCTATCCTTGAACGTATCTTGCGTTCTAAAGTCTTCCATGTAGACCTCAAGCATTTCGCGATATATTTGAGCCTTAAACGATTCAGGGGTATCCACTACCTCCCTATACGGTTTAAGGATTTTAACTGGTGAACCAAAGGTGTAATCAATGAAGCCTCGTATCTTCAATTTTGCTTTGATGTTACGAACCTTATCATTCGACCACCCTAGTAAAGCCATTACTTCTTCATTAGTTTGTACTCCGCTATCGTTGTAGGCGTTGTACAGAATTTCTTGTTCTGTCATTTCTGTTTCCTCTGTCTATATCTGTTTACGATTGGATGTATTTCTTTGCAGTTGTCACACACAATACGGGGCTTACCGGTTAGGTACGACCAATTTATGTAAGGACTTTTTATTTTCTTATTACAGACCTTGCAAAACTTATCTTTTGCCATAGCCTTTTACTTCTTCCAGCCAGTAAGCAGTGAGTAGCCAAAGAGTAATACCCAGCATTGCCTGGCAGAAGCCAGTCCACATATCAATGCGGTCTATTTCGATAGAGCCTACAGTACCAACAACTAGTAATGCTGCTATAACTCTGATTGCGTAAATAACTTTCATCATACGATGTGCGCCTCCTTAAAAGCTTCATTAATTTTCTCTTCAGGCCAGCCTAGTGTGTTGGCCAGATGAAAGCGGAACCCCTCTTTATCAATGGAGAAGGTTCGCCCTTTTTTGCCTTCTGTTTGCCAGCACTGCGCAAACGGGAATTTATCTCTTGCGATGCATTCACGCACCGCCGTTAATGACCATCCTAGGACAGTGGCCATCTGGCAAACGGCTATTGTTTTAGTAACCATAAGTAACTCCTTCCTACCAGTGATAAGCGGCGATTGCCGCCACTATGATGATAAAAATACTAATCGCAGCAGATAAGCTAAGAGTTAGCATCCAAAGACAGACACTTATAATTGTTTGAATATCACGCTTTTGCATTACACTCGCCTCCTGTTCATCGCCTATCTAATTTAGGGTTGTAGTAATCGGTTTCCCAAAAGTCGTTACTTTCGTTATCATCGACACACAACGCATAGCAGATACCAACGACTGTCGACATTTGTACTGATCGTCCGCTGATAGCTCGGTTTAATGTATCCATCGAGATTTCAGCTTTTTCAATCAGCGCCGTCTTAGTCATGCCTAACTCGTTCATGCGTTCCTTAATGGACTCGCCGAACATTCTGATTACGAATTGTTTCATAATACTGTCCTCCTATTTAACACTTTACCGTATTTCGAGATAACTCGAAAGCCTTGCCAAAAAAAATTACACCTTCATCAACTCCGTAGAGCTGTTCTGCAAGTTTTACTTTTGCAAAAGGCATTTTAGAGTTATCTGCTTCCCACTTAGCAAGTGTTTGCGGATGGACCTTTAACAGGTTTGCAGCGTCTTTTTGAGTGAACCCTGCATTAACTCTTGCAGCCTTAAGGGTTAACTTCATTTTTACACCTCCTCGCTTTCTGTGATTTCAGTATAACTCGAATTCACTCGAATTTCAATAGACATAAAATTTAAGTTTGTTTATATTTTCGATAAAAAGTTGATGAAAATTTGAAAAAAGCCGAATTTTCTATTGATTTTATCGAAAATAGTATATAAAATATAGTTAAAGAGTTAGATATACATGAGAGGATTTATATTATGGCACGTTCTAAAAGAAGTACATTTGATGAAGATATGCGCAAAATCGTAGCGCTCAATTTGGGCACGGCACTCAAGCGAAGAGGCTGGACAAAGACCATGCTCGCAGATAAAACCGGGATTAGCTCGTCTACATTATCAGGGTACTTTACAGCAAAGTATAATATTAGTGAAGAGAATTTAGAGAAATTAGCAAAGGTATTGGAGATGGAACCTTCAGCGATTGATCCTCGGGCAGATGCTTCTAGATACACTTTAACTAAATCCTACGAAGGCCCTTTTCCTAACCTTATGCAAGGTGCGGGGGCTGTTGCTCTCAGCTCAGGCGTACTAAACTCTAGCGCGCTCGGTGCAGCAGCGGG